TACATGCCTTCTTCAGTTGCTTTGACAATATCAAAATTATTGTTAAATTTAAAACTTTTAATTTTGTTTGTATTAAGATATGGGCTTTCATTTGAGTCTGTTGTATATGCTGCTCTATCATACACCAGTTCACCCAATGAACCACTCTTGTATATGTTTATCAACGATTGAAAGTTAAAGCCGTCCTTGTTTTCATAAAACAAAAACGGTGAGTTAGAATCTCCAAACGATTGCTCTGTTAAATATTGTATTGCGTCTAATGGGTTTTTTCTAGTTAAAGCAAATTCAGTTGGACCCTTAGATTGATCAAATGCTCCTAACTTAGAGTCAGGAATTTGCAAATCGCTTTTGCATATTGCTTTGACATATTCGCGGGTGTTCTTGCCAGAAAATGATCTAGAAATTGATTGTTGATTTGAAAATACTAATTCCTCAGAGCAAAAATGCAACACATAAGTTTGTGTTTGTGAAGCGGGGGATTTTTCTCTGTCGGTAATTTTATAGATTCTAAACAGTTTTTGGTATTTGGTAGTCAATCCAACTTTTTTTAAAACCACATTCAAATACTCGTTTCCATGAATAGCAAATTCGCCCAATAGATTAACACCATCTATTAGTTGAATTGTTCCTGTGATAACATGTTCAAAAATATCTTCATAGATATTAAGCGTATTGAATATTTTTCTCAAATCTGCGTTTTTACCATTAGAACTAATTAGTGTTAGTTCTATTATTTCAACATCATCCGCAGTCTTTGGTGTATTATTAAGCATTTAAAGTTGTTCCAATTTCTTCAGTTATATACTCAATATATTGTGGCTTTAGTATTTTAATTTGTCTTTTTGATTCATTTAAATCTAATTCGTGGTCATAAACATAAACAGGTTTGTATGTTGATGCTATCGTTAATGTTGCAACAGTCGCGCTATTAGCATTGGAATTATTCGCATAAAATGTCACATTTTGAGTGATTGTTGTGTTAGGCGGTTGCGTAATAATGGTGTTAGATGCGTAATTATATTGTTCTAGTGTGACAATGCTTGTATTTGTGGTCGTGGTAGTTGGTCCATCTACTTCTGATAATACCCTTTTAACTTCAAATTCATAATGATGAATGGTTGAATATGCTTCTGCGATAGAAGTATACCCATACTGTTTAACAATTTTTTCTTCTAGAGCATCTATGGGTAATGGTAACTCAAATAATGGATCGTTAATTTGGTTAACCAATATGATTATCCAATGAAGTTCTGGATCTCCATATTGTTTGTAAGCGATTGTTTCTGGCGTATCTGTATCTTCAACTTGATACTTATAAAATGCAGAAGCATTATCAACTATGCTGCTATTAATACTAAATCTTGCAAAAATGTTTGTAACAGCTGTAACTGTTCCTTGGTCTGTAAGATTAAAGGAATATGGGATTTTTGGGAATTGTCTAAAGTACATTAGAAACCTTCTGCTACAGCGTTTTGGTCAATGATTACAGTTTCAGTGAATTTAAGACTTAATCTAATTTCAACTGGTGCGCCAGTATAAAATGTTGTAAACGAACCACCACCAGAATAATCTATGCTAATATCTTCTAGCACGCATTTTTTAGTTTTAAATAAAAATTGATTTGGCATTGCGTGATCTATACCATCATAAAATTCTAACTGAAATTGAGATGGTGGAATAAAGTATCTTCCAGATGTGCCTGCGGAAATTTGTGGTGCTGCTTGATATTTTAATACTTGCAAAATAGTACCGATGGCGCTAGACTCATCTGCATTTCTAGGGATTAATCTAAAATCTAATATAAATTGGCGTAGTGCTGGTGAGTTGTATATTAGTTCCAGTTGTGGATTAACAGTTCTTCCAGTTGCAGCAAACAAACCTAATTTTCTAAAGTTTTCGTTTAATATGTTTTCCGCGATTCTACCTGCTGCTTCGGCGATAAATGGATTCGCGTTTTCTCCTCTACCGTCTGTAGAAGCGAGCGCCTGTGCCGCTAAACCGAAACCACCCAGCGCAGAAGTTAAAGATAATTGATCAAAATTATTTTGATACGAAACTGCTAAATTTTCTGGCATCGTCAATGCAATTGCATAAGTTAACTGCTCGATATTTCTTCTCAGCGCATAATTTGTAAGAATATCTTTTGCTTTAGTTGCAAATGCACCGACATTAAACGTGTCACCCGTTAATTGTGTTAAACTGCTAGAAACCCCACCGAGAAGTTGTTTCGCTTTTTCTGTTACTGCAGTTGCAGCTGGCGAAGCATCAATAGCATTTTGTATACCAGATGCAGCAAATTCTACACCAGAAACAATGCTGTTAGTAGGATCGTCGTTTTCTGTTTGATCGATAGTGCCAACTGCACTTTTGAATATTTTAATGAGGACATATGGCGTAGCATCAGCCTCAATTGTTGCTGGAAATTTTATCAACGAAAGAGCAGAGCGATCTACTCCTCGATTTTGTATATTTGCATTTTCTGTGTTTAATTTATTGTCGGTAACTTGGGGTTTGGTTTGCTCCGCAGAACTAGTTGGAGTTTGCGGTCTAGATGATTCGTTTCTAGCGTTTCTAGTGTCGAAACCAGCTCGAGCGCGCAATGGTTCTAGAGTTGCCATCTCTCGTTCAAATTGCGTTTGACTAATATTCCCTAGACTTCTTTGTGTGGCTAGATTAGTGACTGCTTGGTTATATACTGCAGCTATACCGAGATCGCGACTGGTGGCGCCCATGAATTGTTTTTCCTATAAATACTAGATGGCTTACAGTGGTAAATTTAGTCCTAAAAACTTCAATAAATATTTAGGTGATCCCACGAACATCTGGTACAGATCGCTCTGGGAACGCCGAGTTATGGTGCACCTGGACAATAACTCGAATGTAATTGAGTGGTCGAATGAAGAAATCGTCATACCTTATTTATCGCCGATTGACAACAAAATGCACCGATACTTCCCAGACTTTTTCGTTAGAATGCGCAATAAAAGTGGGCTGACAGAGGCTATGATTCTTGAGGTCAAACCGCTGATGCAAGCCCAGCCGCCGCAAAAACGAAGCCGAGTTACCAAACAATACATTCGTGAGGTTGCAACTTGGGGTGTAAACGAAGCCAAATGGAACGCAGCAGTAGAATACTGTGAAGATCGAAATTGGAAGTTTAAGGTCATAACCGAAAAAGACTTGGGTATATAATGTCACTATTTACAAAAATTAGCAAGGAAATGAATGCCGCTGGGATTCGCCCAAGAACAGACGCAGCCAGAGCATGGCTGGGTGGGAAAATCAGCCAGCTCCGTATCCCCTCAGATCGCTCAAATGTTCTAAACGACGCTTCCAGAATCTCTCCTAGAGCCTTTATCGGTCGTATGTACATGTACCATTACGACCCAAAATATAAAGATGTTCTACCAGTTTACGATAAGTTCCCGTTGGTTATTCCTATGGAGATGTATTCCGATGGGTTTTTAGGTTTGAACTTGCATTACCTGGACCCATATAACAGATTAGCGTTATTGGATAGGCTGATGGATTTCGCCAATAACGATAAATACAACGATACGACCAAGTTTAATTTATCGTATGATCTATTATCAAGGTCGCGTCGATACAAGATGATTGAACCGTGTATAAAGAGATACCTGTTGAGTCACATTCGTTCATCGCTAATTTACATAGAGCCGAACAGTTGGGAAACGGCTATATTTCTCCCAACCGCAAAAATGGTGTATAAGAAATAATGGCAGAAAACGATAACACAATTCGAAGATCTGACGGTACAATCGAATTCCTTGGCGTTTCTGAAGAAGTTACGGCAACAGCAAGAACAGCCGCACGACCAGTTTCGGGATATAACATTGAAACATTTAGAAACCAAAACTTCATAAAAAGCGCAAAGTTTTCTATGCAGTTTACTCGTGTACCTGCATTTGCTTACAGCGACATCGTCTCATCTCTAGATTTTAGAAAATTAACTTTTTTGTGCGATTCGGTAGAATTTCCTGGACAAACATTATTAACAACCGACTACAGAATACCAGGACAATTAAAAACTAAAATTGCATATGCTAGAGATTTTAACGAAGTAAATTTCAGTTTCTACATAAATGATGAAGTTCCAATGTACACGATAATGAGTAATTGGATTTATGGTATTTCTTACACCAGCACGCAAAACAGATACTTCGATGAAATTGTTGGTACTATTGAGTTAACTCAATTTGAAGATACCACTCGCTCGTCGGCATCATCACCCGATGCTGTTAGAAATATGACAGTTAGATTGATTGATCTATATCCGCTAAATTTGCAATCTATGCCGTCTAACTGGGGAGATGACGGATACCATAAAGTGAATGTTGGTTTTTGTTTTAAAGATTTGGTGGTTATTTAATTATTAATTGGAGATTATTATGCCTTTGCCAAAAATTGATTTACCGATCTATGATTTAAAATTGGTTTCTAGAGAACAACCAATTAAGTTTCGACCATTTCTAGTCAAAGAAGAAAAATTGCTTTTAATGGCACTTCAAGACGGAAAAGAAGAAGGCGTGCTAAAGACCATCAAGCAAGTTATCAATAATTGTTTGTTAGAAGAGATCGATATTGATTCGTTACCGATATTTGATATTGAGTATTTGTTTTTAAATGTTCGCGCTAGATCTGTTGGCGAAAAAGTAGAATCATTTTTCGTATGTAGAAATGTTGTTGGAATTAATAAGAACGAACGG